ATAAGTTTAAGATAAAAGAGATGATCATAGATGATGCTACAACGACGAGACAGAGACTTTACACTGTTCCGGAGGGTACAGTAGACAATCCCTCTTATCATGGCTATGCGAGTCCCTATAACGTCCAGAAGTACCTTGGTTATCACAGAGACGAAGTATATCGTTTTGGTATCGTATTCTTCGACGACAAAGGAAGGAGTTCGTTCGTGAAATGGATTGGAGATATTCGTTTCCCATCTATCAGCACACTCTCAAATCAAACAATGTATAATGCAGGTGGTGGTTCTCCCACTCCTCAAATTGGTACAATCACAGTTGGTTATATAGACGCTGTGGTATATACTGTAAACGTTGGTGGAATTATATGTTCCTTTGACAATGACAATGGATTCGGATCACCGATATTCTCTGATGCAACAGGAGTAGGTAATGCATTGCGTAATGTAATGCAGAATGAAATTGGTTCTGGTGCATCTACTCCTTTAGCTACTCTCAGTCCTAACGTGGCTGGTGTGTGGACAGTAACATTTGATCAAGTGTATGGTGACTACACAGTTACAACTGATGACTTCTATGTAACTTGGGCACAGACTCAAGGATACGCACCGGGAGTTGGAGCCTCAGACGATTATTCAATTGCTTGGAATAATGCATCAGATACAATTGGTAACATAATGTATATTGAGTTTACCGTAGATAACTTACCTGCTAGTGCAGAAAGCTATCAGATAGTAAGAGTAAAACGAGAAGCTTTAGACAGGAGTGTAATGGGTCAAGGTGTAGTTGGAGGAGTAACCTCATTAGGTCTTGCTTTTAATTGGGACGACGCTGCATCCTATAGTAATATGTATACGTTTGCATCTCCTGAAGTTGCATTTAATAAAGACCTTACACAACGCTCTAGTGACTTCTTACAAGAGGTAGGAGAGCTTAACGATAATGTAAATGTCGATTCATACTTGACTGATTTAGTTCTATATAACTATCATACGGTAGTGCCAATGAACAATCCTCAGTTACAGGAAATAGCAGGAGCAGGATCGGCTCTTGGTGATGAACACGAAGAAGGTTCGAAAACAAACATTGTTGATGGACAGATAGTTGCACAAGATCAAGTAGAAGCAAATATTGGTGCAGATGTTTTCTATGTTAACAACTCAGGTAACTTTACTGATAAAGGTATCTCATTTGTATTTGAAGCAGAGAACACTACTTGGAGAAGTAAAAATAAACCTTATACCCATGCTAGTGATGGACGTAAATTAATTAACTACAGACGAAATATATTTTCTACTCAGTATGAAGGATTAAGTTTTAACAACAGGAAACAAAATATTTATATTGCTGCTTCTGATATAGTAGATAAGGTTGGAACTTCAGTTAATGTTTTTGGTGGAGATACTTACATTGGAATGTTTGATTATCTATACAGTTCTTGGCAAGAGGGTGAAGTAGCTAGTACTCAACCAGAAGTACTTTACTTCCCTGTAGAGACAAGTATCAATCTTCCATTAAGACTTGATGACTGTTACCATCGTATTTATACTGCTAGTTTCTCTGATTTTCTTCATGAGACAGCAGGAGTATGGACAAATGGTACAAATGAGTTTCCTCAAACTAATAACCTGTATAGATATAATACTGTGTACAGTAAAGAGAATGATACCAAGTTATTTATCAAGGCTCCGTTTGATTGGACTTCTGAAACAGACTTTCCTGTACGTGTACGAAATTCTAACATCAAGATACCTAATGAACTTGCAGATAGTTGGTTAATCTTTGGAACTAATGCATATAAAGATGTTGATCCTCAGTGGGGAGAGATTACTAATCTAACTACTGTTAATGAGAAAATTATGTTCTTCCAACCGAAAGCTTTTGGAGTTCTGTCGGTGAACGAACGTGCGTTGTTAGGGACAGGTACTATCTCTCAATTGACTCTTGGTAAATCAGGAGTACTTGAAAGATTCGACTACGCTAAGACCGGAATAGGAGCTTCAGACAGACGACACGTTCTGCTGACTCCCAACGGGTTATATTGGATTGATACTATCACCAAAGCCATGTATAAGTATACAGGAGGTCCAGAAGAGATGTCTATAATGAAAGGAATGGATTCGTTCTTTAGAACATCTCTTGTAAACGGTAGTACAACATTTCTTTTCCACGATCCTGAGTTTAAAGAAGTAATGGTAAGTGACTATACTGATAGTTGGACACTCGTATACAATGAACTAACAGATTCATTTACAGGATTCAACGACTTCTTTCCAACGTATGTTATCAAGTATAATGATAGAATATGGGGAACAAGAAACAATATTGCATTCTATAAACACAACGACGAGGATGCAGATAGAGGACATCTGTATGGTTCATATTATGATACAAGTATAACACTTCTTATTAATCCGGGTGGTGTTGCACTCTTCAACAATGCAGAGTGGTTGACTGAAGCTTTCACACAAGCAGGTGTAGATACACCAATAACGTTTGATGAAGTTACATTCTGGAATGACTATCAACACAGTGGACTACAGACCCTTACGGTCAACCAAGACGTTAAACGTAGAATGAGAAAGTGGAGAATGTTTACTCCAAGAGCATTATATCTAAGAGACGGTGTTACAACACAGAAGCAGAATGATGGAACGACAGCAAAAACAGATGCTAGGTTCCGTGATTCACACATGTTTATGAAACTTGGATTCACAAATGATGCGAATGATAGAAGATTTGTTTCACATGATATAACAACTTCCTTTATACCATCTAATAGTTAGTATTAGAAAGTTTTGTATCAAACACTTGGATACCACTAATAGATTGATTATTTTTATAAATACGACATGAACCCCATCTAATAAAAAGTATTATGGCAAATAGTAAAATATACATAAAGCCCTCTAAACGAGGTACATTGAGGGCAGCGTTGAATACTCCCAAGGGTCAAAACATACCAGCGAGTAAACTAAAAGTGAAAGCAGGAGATTCAGCAGCTATGAAAAAGAAAAAAATATTTGCTCAAAATGCTAGAAAGTGGAAGAAGGAAGATGGTGGTAGACTTACTGATCGTCAACCACTTCCGAGTGATCGTAGTACGATACTGAGTGATAATCAGAATCCTTTACTCACAGACATGTTTCGTGGATCAATAAATCCAACAGAGGATTTAAGGATTCGTGCTAACAGAAACAGGTATCAAACTGCCAACTTCTTAGGTGGTTTACCAAGTCGGAGTCTTACTAATCTTAAAAAAGACCCTGAAACGTTTGATAGATTCGTTGATTACTCTCGAAGAAGAGGTGCTACGAAAAGACAGACTGATCCAGATTACATGCTTCGATATAATGAAGAGGTTGATCAACCCTTTAGGGTTCCTCTAGGATTCAGTGTTCCTGATGCAATCAATAGAACATCTGTAGGAGCACCACAAGTATCACCAGATCAACTCTTTGAGGGTGGTGGGGTACTTCCTGAATATGGATTCGGTAGTTGGTTAAAAGAAAACTCAGGACTGATTTCAGGAGCAGGTAAACTTGCTAGTATGATTCCGGTTGTGGGAACTATAGCTGGACCGATCATAAGTGGTATTGGTGCTGTAGCTGGTGGATTAGATGCTGCTGACAAAGCACAAGAAGGTGCTGATGCAGAACAAGCAATCCTTGATGAAAAAGCAGAAGGAGTAAGGAAACAAAAATTTCTTGCAGATCGACAAACAAGATCAGCAAATATTGTAGATAGCAAAGAAATTAATTATGGTCCTTCGTTTATGGAGAACGGTGGACTATTAGGAAATGATCTAATGGGACAAAATCCTCAGATCGTAGAATATTCAAACGGAGAGAAACACGGAGAGTCAGCAGTCGGTGGTATTCCTGTCGATGCGAGAGGCAACCCTGCGACAACTTCGAGGCAATCAGCAGTTGGAATAACTGAAAAAGGAGAGATAACATGGAACGGATACGTATTTAGTGACAAGCTTAAAACAGAATAACTATGGCAAAGACATTCGCCCAACAAGCAAAAGCAATAACAAACAAGTACAAACTCAGACTTGGAGACAACTTTGATAAAGGTGATCCTCTTGCTTTGGCAGCTATGAACGCTGAACTAACTGAGTTACAGGAACAACAAGAACAGGTAAGACAGGTTGAGTTCGAAGCAGAGAATGCTGACAAGATAGGTGCTATACAGCAATTTGCCAATGGTGGTAAACTATCAAAGAAACAACAGGTTACTCTTTCTGATATACTTGCTAAGAGTCTTCCGGAATATCATGCTGGTGGTGGACTACCTCATGATCATGGTTTAGAAGGAGGTGCTAGTTTAGGAACTGCTGACCCAAGTAGTTATATATGGGGCGGTGGTGCTCCACCCCCTCCTATTCAAACTGGACTTCTTCCACAAGAGACAAATCTAGGTTCTCCTGTAGGTTCTCCTCTTTCACCCGGATCAAATTTTGAACCTGTTGATACAAAGGTTCCTTGGTTAGGACCAGCAGCCGATATGATAGGAGGGATTCTTGCTAATAGAAAGATAGACTTACCTACTTATGAATATGATGAATGGAAACCTGAACGAGCAAGAGCTAATCTTGTAGACTACTCAAGAGGTAGAGAGCAGACTATGCGTGAAAGAGATCAGGCTCAAGCTTTAATTACTCGTAGTGCAAGAGGTACAGGAAGTCAGGCAGGTCTGATGGAAAATATACTTACAGGTGCTACAGGTACTCAAAGAGTAGCAGGAGAACAATTTGGTGCAAGTCTTGAACAAGAAGGTAATATCAATGCTCAAATAAGAAATCAGGTATCTCAGTTTAATGCTGCACAAGCTGCACAAGCTGCACAATTGAATACAAGGAATAAAATATATTCTATGGAGATGGAAAGAGAAAATGCTATGATTGCTGATACACGTAGAGCAAATCAAATTGGAGCGATAACAGGAAGTATCTCAGGATATATGGGAGATTTACAACAAGCTGGTCAATATGATGACATGCTTGATATGTTAAAGCCTGAAAATTATATTTACGAACAAGAAAAACTAACACCTCTTCAAAAGTTTTTACAAATGAATTCAAAGAGGCGTATGGGTTACGATCCTAACAGTAGAAGAAACACAGCAACATAAAATATTATGCCTAGAAGACAACGACAATATCAAAGACAGAGCAGTTATCAAGCACCCGGCAATTTTGAATATCAATCTGCCTTTAATCCTATACCTATTGACTTCATTCAAGAGCAATTTAATAGAAGACAAAGTGCATATGATGTTGCTTTTGCAGGAAGTATTGCTGCCAAAGAACAAATGGCAGCACAAGACGCTGCTCTACAAGATTTAGGTGCTAAAAATCAAATCATTGGTGATACAATGAGTAACATCGACAAGACTGTAGAAGAAAAGTACGGTGGTGATTGGGGTAGAGCTGCTAAAGAAATAGCAAGTATGGTATCAAGTGCTCGTCAGAATCCATTCTGGGAAACTACTAAACACTTGAAATCACAGCAAGAGTTACAACAAAAGTATCAGCTTGAACATCCGGATGCTCATATCTATCAAGATGTATTGGGTCAAACAACTGTTGATCCTGAGACAGGAAAGGTACGTGGTAGAGAAGCCATTACATTTAGAGGTGGTGCAAAAGGTGATTGGGCTACTAGTGTTGCTAAACAGTTCTCTGGTATGAAAGGAGACAGGTTAGTAAGTGTGCTTAAGAGTATCGGTATCGAAGGATATGCTGGAATTAAATCAATTGAGGAACTTTCAGATGACGATTTACAAGCATTTGCTAGTAATCCTGCTGTAGTTGAAACTTTTAAAGAGAATAATCCAGACTTCTATAAATCTAAGAGTGAAATAGAAGGTCTAACTGATGCTCAAATAGACGCTGAAGCTGCTAATTATATTTATGGTCAGGTTGCTCCAAGAGCATATAAGACAGAAGCATTACAAGCTGTTAAAGATCAAGCATACTTTGAAAGAATGAAAGTACGTGCTGGTGCTCAATCAGGTATTATAACATCTAACTCGGCTGAGTTTGTTGATGTATCACTTGATGATCCAAAGACAGCAGCAAGAGAATTAAGACAAGCAAAAGAACAAATCGCTGATATGCCAGATGGTCCTAAGAAGGAACAAATGCAAAAACAATATGATCAGGATGTGAAAGCTCGTGAGTTTGTGATACATAATACACAGAACTCTCGTTACGCTGTAGACATTGATTCTTACTACGACAAATATGTAAAAACTGTTGGAGATAAAGCTATTTCAAGAGAACAGTTTGAAGAGAATATCATGATTGCTACAAGAGAAGGAGAACTTCCCGGTGTTGAAGACATTGATACCGATCTTCCTGAAAACCTTTGGGGGTCTAATGCAGGTATTACATATAGTAATGAAGCAAGACAAGCTGGTAGAGAGCTAAGAAGAGCGATGAAAAAATTCAGAAATGGAGATGGAGCAGTTGCAATGAATGTGAATGTCATAGGTGGTGAATTGGGAACAAAGGATCAAGATACTTATGTTGGTAGACTTAATAACTTAGTAACTGATGAATGGAATGAGAGTATGACATCGTTTACAGTACCTTACAGTAATCGTCAGATAGGTGACATTCTTAAGAATGACAAAAGGTATAACGGTAAGGGAAGAAAGAACGAACCTAGAGATTCGAAGAAAGATAAGGTTCGTATGACAGATGGATACATGAACGGGAAACCTGTATACCAAGTTACGTTCTATGACAAGAATGGTAGTGAATTAGGTTCTGAATATGTTAGTCCCGGTGACACATCTGCAACAAGTGGAAATATGCAAAACGCTGCTGTTGAAATGATGCAAAGTGGTGATCCACAGAAGACGGAAATTGGTCAGAGGATATTAGTTAATAGTGTGTATTCACCTGCTATTCAGACTGCTGACATTCATAACAATGCAGAAGGAACGTTTAGAGGCGTTCGTCATGATGGAAACGAAGTTAAGTTTGAAAAGACTCCACAAGGAACATACCTTCTGTATACTATGGTAGACGGTAAAAAAGATTACTTCCAAAAGGAAGATAGTGAAGGAAATATTGTTAACTTTGAACCTACAAACGAGGCTGAGATCAAGAGAATATTACTTGCAGCAGAAGGATTATAAAAATATAACATATGCCAATCATACCATTTAATAACGGAGATCAACAAGGTACTATTGATCCTCAAACAGGTTTGAGTTCAGAACCTAAAAGCCCAAAAGGAAATATTATATCTGAAGACTTGTTCAACCAAATACCTGACGTTCAAGATTATGAACGCAGAGGTATAAAGGTGAGTGATTATGAGAAATATGTCCCACAGGGAAACGTATTCATTGATGAAGGTCTTGAAGATGCAAGAGCTTATGGTCAATCTACTGGTGAACAGTGGGGTCGTGGTCTACTCAAATTTGTAGGTAAAACTGGTACAGCTACTCTTGGTGGTACTATAGGTACAGTTGCAGGACTTCCAAACATATTCATTAAAGATAAGTCTGTATATGACAATGCTTTCCAACAAGCAATGGATACAGCTAATGAATGGATGGATGAAAAGCTTGCTAACTATTCTACTTCTATCGAAAAAGAAGAAGGTTTCCTAAAGAGTCTGAACAATGCAAACTTTTGGGCGAATGATGTTCTTGGTGGACTGTCGTTTACTGCTGGTGCTGTACTTAGTGAGATGGTATGGGGAGCAGCTACGGCTGGTTTAGGTACTGCTGGTGCTCTTGGTAGAGCAGGTAGATACCTGAAAAACTTCTCTAAAGCAGACGATGTAGCGAAACAACTAGGTAAGATAGGTAGAACTAAAAAGCTTAGTGATGCAGGTCGTACAATGCGTCAGATGTATACTGGTGCAGGATATGAAGCTGGTGTAGAAGCTCGTCAACACAAGAAAGAACTTACTGATCTACTTAAGGGTGAGTGGCTTGCAGATAATCCGGATGCTACAGCAGTTCCTACAGAAGAACTTGCTCGTATTAATGATATGGCAACTACAAGTGCAAACGGAGTATTCGCTGCAAACGTTGGTGTTGTAGGTCTTTCAAACATGATTGCCCTTCCAAGAATATTTGGACCGGGAATCAGAGCACAGTCTAGCAAATTTAAAAACATTATAAGAGCAGGTACTAAAGACTTGGAAGCAGGGATCAAAGCAGGAAAGCAAGCATTTACTCCTGCTTATACGAATACTGCTCGTTTAGGTAAGATTGCTGAAGCAGCTTATCTTACTGCAAAGAATCCGTTCGTAGAGGGTGTATGGGAAGAAGGTATGCAGGGTGTTGCAAACAATACTATGCTTGACTATACTACTAAGAAATACAATTCAGACGGAACTGATAGTGTAGTAGACCTTATGGAATCTTTCGGAAACGGACTTGTAGAAACCTATGGTGGTAAACAAGGATGGAAAGAGATCGGTATCGGTATGATCATTGGTGGTATTGGTTCTCCTAACTTCAGAGCTTACAAGAGAGACGAGCAAGGCAAGCTGCAAAAGCAACAAGATCAACCTATCTGGACAGGTGGTATCGCAGGAGAGTTTCAAGAAAGAAATCTTCAAAGGCGTGAAGCAGATCGTCGTGCAGCAAAGATGAATACGTTTACTCAAGCGAAACTTATTGAGTACATGAATGCTAATCCGGATGTTGTTAAGTCTACTAGAAGTTTAACTGAACATCTTATTCGTTCAGCTACTCTGAATAATGAGATGGACACTGCAATGGAAGCTGGTAATACTCATGAAGCTAAGAATGTTGAAGCTGATATGATTCATAGTTATATTATGTCACGTATCGACGGTGGACACGCTGCTGACCTTAAACAAGAGTTTGCACAGGCTATCGAAGACATGACAGATGAAGAGTACGCTGCTATGTTTGAGTATAATGACATGACTGAAAAAGAGTTACAACAGCGTAAACAAGAAACACTTGAGAGTTTTAACAAGAGGGTTGATAGTACTATTGAGATGACCAAACTTGTTGATTCTACTTTCCAAGCAGACCTTACCAACAAGGCTAACAATGACATACGTGAGTCACTAATCTATGCTGGTTCTACAATAAACAATGTAGAACAGAGAGAACAGTCTGTTGCTAACGAACTTTTCGAACTAACTGGTGTTACATACGATCCTTCAGAAAGAGGAGAAAAGTATAAAGAGGAATTTGCCAAAGAGGTACGTGCAGCAGTTAAAAAGAATGCTGGTAAAAGAAAAGTAGCTAACGCACTTGTAAAAGACCTTGATAAACTTCAGGAAAGAAGAGAAAGGTATCTTGATCAGTACAATCGTTTGTTCACTACTAGAGGACAGGAAGAATATCGTAAGCTCCAAGAGGAAACTCTTAAGGACTTGATTGACAGAAGTATTAAGGAAGAAGCAAAAAAATATGAAGGAACTGTAGACCTCTTAGACAGAGAAAATGATAAACCATTCAGAAAGTATAAGAATGCAGACGGTGTTGACGTAATCAGCGAAGTCGATGAAGAAGGAAATATTATTCCTGACACTGAACAAGAAGTAAAAGTTGACGTTGATTTCATGGCGAAATACAGACTCAAAGCTGCTCCTAAAAAAGAAGAGGCTGCTCCTAAAGAAGAAGCAGAGAAAGCTGAAAAGAAACCTGTAAAGAAACCTGTAAAGAAAGAGGAACGTCAGAAAGAAGGTATTAGTGAGGTTCACCAAGAAAAGAATGAACCAGCTTCTACTGAGACTACAACTAAAGACGAGAGTAAAACTCTATGGCAGTCAGCTAAAAGAACGCTTGAGAATGTATTCAAAGGGTTAACCGGAAAGCATGTTGAAGGTGACATTCTGACTTCTGATAGTAACCAGAGACGTTACTACCGTTGGACAAGTAAGACTGACATTGCTACAGGAAACTATCGCATCAAGATAGTTAAGGCTTTTGAAGAAGACCGAGCACAAATTGAGGCTAAAGGTTATAAGTTCGAGGATGCTTATATTGCTATCGTAGTAAACGATAAGGGAGAGTATGTCCTAGAGAGTGGAGAAACTACTCCTGAACTTGCTAATGTAAGAGACAATGCTATATGGACATCGTTCCCGCTTGATACTCTTACAACAGAAGACTATGGTAACAAATACTTCATTCCTGAAAATCAAACAGAAGAGGAAGAAGCAATATTTGAGGCAGAGAAGGAACGTCTTCTCAGTGAACATAACAAGCTAAGAAAAAGAATTATAGAGCAGGTTGGTAAAGATAAAGAAATTACTTTCAAGCTGAGTGGTAAAGCATTGGGTAGACCTAATGATGTTAATGAAGAACCTTCTCCTATTAGTCTGAGTGAAGCACTTGGACATGAAGAAGTATCAATGTATGTAAATACTACAGGCGTTATAAGTTTTGGAACCGAGACTATGGTTTCAGACAAAACTGGTTTCACTTTCATCAGGGACAACAAAACAGGAAACATCTTTGAGGGTCATGCGAGAAATCTTAATGCAGAAGAAATAGAGTTTGTCATTAAACTATTCAAATCTTATATCGGTAGAAGCACTATCAATGAAAAAGGATTGATTAACTCTGACAATGCAAGTGACATTGTATCAAGTAATGGAGTTGTACTTGGTAACATCTGGAAGGTCTTAAGTGATCTTGCATATTGGACAGGTGACAACATGAAGGAAGATGCAGACGGAAACTTCACTATTCCTATCAATGAGAATGATAGCACTAGATTCCATCACCTATTCAAGGAAGATATTAGCAAGGATGTTAAAGGAGGTATGATCCAAGTTGGAGCTACATCTTATCCACTATTTGCTACTATAGATGGACAACTTGCTTTAGACCCGAAATTAGAAGCAGCGTTAAGAGACTTTCTTTCAAACAGACGAGTGAACATTAGTTCTCGTATGCTTAAGAAGAAAAATGACAAGTTCAATGAGTATACAAACATTGATGAAAAAGGTGTTGTTCAGAATGACGAGATTGTTGAACATGATAACTATCAGGAATATCTTGCTAAAGATGTTGTAGGAATATCTGTTATTCCAGCAAACTCAAAAGGAAAAGTATTCGATGAAACTGGTACTGAGGTAGAAGAAGAAATGCCTCAAAAGCTAAACGCATATGCTATTTACGAGCCTACTGAAGACTTTGTTGCAGAAGAAGGTAAAGAGGTAGAAAGAAGAAGCATTCCTACTAAGGACTTCAAGGGAATGAATATTTTGGATTCAGGAGATCGTATTGTTGTAGAAACAAGACTAAAGGGTGAAGTTGTCGCTACAGGTGTAGTTGCGATTCAAGATGATAAGAGTATCAAGGTAGTAGAAGGAAAAGTAAGTGACAATACTCAAACGAACATTGCTGCTATTTTAGGTGCTGTTAATCCTCAAGTTGAGTTTGACGCATTAAACGCAAAGTTACGTGTTGGTAAAATGGAAATTGGTCTTACACTCCTTGGTCAAATTGAAGGAAAGATAGAAGCACCAGTAGTTGAAGAAGGAAAAGCGGATATAGAATCTTTAGGACTTACTATTGTTAGATTTAGTAAAACTGAAACTAAAACGCAAGTTGGTTTAGATAAAAAACGTGCAATTGCAACTATCAACAGAGTTATAAATAACGGAATAAAAAATGGTGATAGTACAGGACAAATATTAAAAGACATTAATGAAAATAAACTTGTTGTTGGTGGGGTAGGTAGTATGAATAGAGTTCATGATTATGTAGAAAGTTTACAACCTAAAAAACCAACAGAATTCCCTAAAGGTAAAAAGAAATTTAATCGTAGTGGTAATGAAGGTGGAGCTAACATGACTCTATACAGAACTCCAACTGGTGATCCTAGAGGAATTGAGAACATGAAGAAGGCTGAGGCGTGGTTCAAAGAACGTTTCCCCGGAGTTGATTTCAATACACTACAGCATCTAATTGATGGTAAACATCATGGTCAACTACGTGATGCTGCTGTATACATCTTCAACAACGCTGAAATAGGTACAACCTACCACGAAGCGTTTCACGTTGTTACTCAAATGTTCCTGAACAGGAGAGAACGCAGAGCCTTGTACAGAGAGTACAGGCAGCGAGTTCCTGATCACAAAGATTACACTGACTTACAGGTAGAAGAAGTTCTAGCTGAAGAGTTTAGAGAGTATATACTATTCAGACAAGAGACTTCATCGACTACCAAACAAGGTACTCAAAAGACTCAGGAAGAGATAGATGCTGAAAGTACGGAGTTTAGAAACGTTCTTGCAGAGTACAGTAAGTCTGACATTACTCCTGAACGTAAGGCAGAGCTTGAAGAAAAGCTCATGGAGCAATATTACGGTGAAGGGGAAATGATCACTCGTGAAGCTAAGAAAGCCAAAACTAAGATGTTCAGAAAGTATGAGGCTCCTATTCAGAAGAGTTTCTTTGAACGTCTATATGATACGATTATAAACTTCTTCTATGGAAAGCCTGAAAGCATCATGGAGATATTCGACAACATCGAATCGAACAAATATCGTAACCAAACTCCAAACTTGAGACGAGGTATAACCCTTAACAGATCGTACAATGAACGAGATGAAGAGTTTACAAATGCGTCACTTGAAGGATTGAACTTCTTCTTCTTTAAGAAGCTGTTTGCAGACGAGAACAATATAGATTCATTGTTTGCAAAGGAAGGAAATACAGAACTTCTAACCAGCCTGTATGACTATGCTAAAGGAGAGATTGCTAAAAGAAGAAACGATCTCATTGATAAGTATGAGAAAACTACAGACGAGATAGAAGAAGGTTATCTTGAAAACATAATTGAAGGTCTTGGATTTGTCCTTGACAATTGGGCTGAAACTAGAGAACTGCACAAGCGATTCCTTGCTCAGTACAAGCTAGAGATTATAACACCAGAGGATTATATTCCGGAGAATGATACAAACAACGACCCTGATAATCAGTGGGCTAACGAGAGTATCAAAATATCAAGTAAAATGAGTGCATCAAGAAACATCAGACTGTTACTTGGTACTCTTGCAGAACTTGATCAGAACGGTAATCCTAAGATGAACATACTCGAACTTCCTCAGAATGCTGACTTTGGTAGAACCTTTAACGTCCTTACCAACAAACTTGCAGGTGCAAGAACAGCTAATGAGATGAAGAGTAAGATGAACGAGATTCTAACTGTTCTCTCTAAGAAGAGAAGAGAAGGAACTGCTTCTGTTCCAGACTTTACCAACCTTATCAAGAGGCTTGGAATGGAACAGGAAGGTCGCTCTCTTTCAAAAGAAAAGATGCTTGAGCAAATACAGTTTGTACAAGTATTCGCAAAAACGAAAAACACATATGTATTCGACATTACTGGTCAGAACGGTAAGTTTGTAATTGTAAACTCTAACTCTACTTCTATAGCTGAGAAGATCAAGCAGAATTGGATCAACAATGGTGGAGTCAAAGATGGTCTATTCGACATTGTTGACAGTATACCTCTGTACAAGACAACCTACTTTGACAAGTTGGGTGTCATTGACAGTCCTCAGAAAGCGATAGACATGTTCAAACACATGGGTATCACATTCACTCTGGAAGGAGAAGTTATGGTTAATCCAGACTTCGTAACGAAGGCTGAAGCTATCAGAAAGCAAATTATCTCTAAGAGAAGACAACCTTCTCTATTTAACAAAGAGGTGAACACCAATGCTAAAGGAGACCTTGACTTCCTGATCGAACTTGAACGTAATACTACTGTAGACTACATTGAAAATAGTCACTATAACATTGATAAGAACCTCGTATATGATGTTGTTCTTAACAGTTACCTGTCAACTATTGTAGACGATATTAATAAGCACGATACTATTGAAGAATTTCTTAAAGAGAATCCACATCTTGAAGAAGTGAATAACTGGTATACAATGAACTCTTTCCTTTTAGAACACGGTGGACCTCTCTACGACAAGAATGGAAAGTTGAGAGACAAAGCTGTAGTTCTTCAAATCCATGAAGGAAGTAAGGAAGAGGATGCTGACGCTGCTTCAGAATTTGAAGACCTGTCACCACCGGATCAACTTCGTGTACACATCAACAATGGTCTATTAGGAAGTTTCCCACTTCTAAGACCTGCTGATAACTCTATTGAGAGATACCTGAGCTTCGGTAAGCCGTTGCTTTCAAATACAGACATCGCTAAGAATAAGCATGTTGAATTGATGATAGGTTATCTGAAAGACGAAATGAAACGTAGTGATGTACTTCTTGCAGGAGAAAATGCCAACTGGTATAATATCCAAAAGAACATGCAGGAGACTGATCAGTTCACAGGTAAGGTTAGAGGTTACAACAATGGTATCCTAATGGATATTATCTCTAACAATCCTACAATCAAGACAGCTCTTGATGACTTCTTTGCAAACGAAGATGCTACTCTTGATGACTTCTTTGCAGATGGAGCAATGGTAACTTTAATTGAACAGGCTGTTGTTGACTACTTTACATTAAGAACCAATCGTTTCCTTAGAACTTTATCAGAACTTGGAATTGTTAGTCCTACTGAAGATGGGAAATATTGGAACTTCGGTCTGAACATACAGGACAATGCTGAGTTAGTTTCAGCCGATGTACTACGTGGTGAGATGATGTCTTATCTAATCAACGATACTATTTCTAACATTGAACAAACTAAACTGTTCTTTAGTGATCCAATCAACTACAAGAGTATCACAGACGAATTCAAACGTCACTCAGGTCTGGTTGGTACAAAGAAAATATCAGCAGTATATGAGCAAGTTAACCAGTGGATCGAAGAGAATCTGAAGAGAACAGATAGAAAACACGCTCTATTAAAAGACGGTAAACCTATTATAAGAACAACAGTATTTGCTGATGTAATCGTAGAGTCAAGATACCATGCTGAATATGCAAGGGAAATTGGAGACAAAGCGAGTCCTTACGCTAAGATGGAGGAAGGTGATGGTCAAGGTTATATATCTATCGACGAATGGAGAGAGATGTTATTCAGAGCAGGTGAATGGTCATTTGGTGTAGGTTCTCTTGAAGACCTATATCAATGGGAGATTCAAAAAGAAGCTGATCTTGAAAGCACTCCAACCGATCCTGATACAGGAAGAGAGATTAGAAAAAGTGATTTACCTGTAGCTAACCCTCTGAAACCTCAGCACATGGGTCCAATGGCAGAAGACGGATTCGTAATGGGATTCTACAAACTTTCACTGCTCCCACTGCTTCCAAGCGTAACAAGAAACTTCAGTCAACTGGAAGCTCTACGTAAAAGCATGAAAAGAACCGGAACTGGTATCGCTGCTTTCCAGAGTGCTAACAAAGTTGGTACAAAACTGAACAAGGAGAATAAGGTTCAGGAAGCATACAAAATTAACAAGGCGACCAAACGAGGTGAATTCGCTTTTGAGACAGACGACTTTGTAACTCAGGATACTTACTATAAGTATTGGGGAATTCAGCAGGACATGGGTTCTAAAGTTAAGAAGAAAGTTGTATCTGGTACTCAGATGGCAAAGCAAATCATTAATGGTATCTACGAGAACGGTAAACCTAAGAACGAGAAGTTAGGAGAGTTAGCTAAAGAATACCAAACTCTTAATTCAGAACGAATTGCTATTGGTTTAGCACAATTCATTGACAGTCTTGGTCTTAAAGAGAGCAAAGGACAATACGTTGTTGACAACATTGACGATCTTATTGAGACCTTTAAGAAAGAAGCTATCGAAAGAGACCTTCCTGACAACATCATTGACGGTATCGAGAACCTGAGAGAAGGTAACGGTATCGACAGTCTTGTCAACAGTAAGAAACTTGAGAACATCCTGTTAGCTATCGCTGATAGCATGTCTACATCTCAGAAGAGATCAGGTAGTGCTAAAGTACAGGTGGCTAACGCCTTTGGTAAACTGACAAGAACTGTTGTCGATACTAAGACAGGACAGGTTTGGGATTCTTCTGACCTGAAGTTCTACAGTAAAAGCAAAGATGGAAAAACTGTTAGTCAAATGGAAGTATACCTTCCTGCTTACCTCAAAGGTGTTGTACCTGAAGGTAAACTAAAAGACCTAATCGGTTTCCGTATTCCTACTCAGGGTCTTAACTCTATTGAATCCATTACAGTAAAAGGATTCCTACCAGCACAAGCAGGTGATAGTGTTATCGTTCCCTCTGAAATGGTAGCTAAGTCTGGTTCTGACTACGATATTGACAAATTGAATGTCTACTATCCAAACGCATTCTATGACAAAGACGGGAACCCGCAATACATCGAACACGGAACTGCTGAAGAACTGGAAGCTGACTATGCTGACTACACTCAGATTGTGGATGTCCCTATGTCTTTCCAAGAATATCAGAAATTAGCTATCGAAAATAGAATCAGTGAGATACAAAAGGAGATCATCCTACATCCTGACAATTTCGAACAGCTTATTAATCCTGTATCGTCTGAAGAACTTTCAGATGAAGCTAAAGAGATACGTAAACTTCGTGGGGAACCTGAAGTAGACATACCTACTATGAACAATATCGTAGAGCGTGAATATCTGATGGACGTTGCTAGAAGGTTCATTGGTGGTAAGCAAGCTGTAGGTATCACTGCTATCTTCTCTACGTTTGACATCCTTTCAAAGATGAATGACGTATCTATTGGAGAAAGAGTTGCAGTTTATAGAAACAAGAAGGTAAAAAGCATAAGTACAAGAATTAACTTACCTCATAATTCAAGAATAGCAGAAGACAAACATGCTAAAGTCGAAATAAGCCTTTCTAAGCTAACGGACAAGTCAGGTGAGGGTAACATACCAGAGAGACTATCTCAGTGGATTGGTGCTGCTGTGGATGCTGCTAAAGACCCATTCATGTTCGATCTTAACTCAGGTCCGGATACACTGAATACAGTTCTGTATTTAACTACAGCAGGTGTACCTCTTGAGTTCCTAACAAGATTCATGACTCAGCCCATTATTGTTGAATACATCAAGAACAGGCAGAAGTGGGAATCTCAAATGATGGAGGGTAATACTGATGCTACTGGTAAGAGTAAAAAGAAATACAGAGATGAAATAGTCGAACTGACAAAGAGACCTTATGAAAAGTTTGGTAACAAATACAAGCGTATTAGTGAGTTTTCAATTAAAGAACTTGAAGATAGTATCAAAAAAGGAGCTAGAGGAACTGAAACCGAAGCTCACTTCAAACGTCAGCTACAAATTCTGGATGACTTCTTGAGGTATCAAGATACAGCTAAAGAACTTGGTAACGCTGTTCGTGCTATTGCTTATGATACTAAAGCTGGTGGTAAGAACACAAGTGAACTTACATACAGACTTAGAAATACTGAGAACATTAAACTCAATACTCCTGTAAACAATTTCGATGCTATTCTTGAGGAAGGATTTATAACTCCTTACTTCAACGCTGTTAATAAACTTCAGAGTATATTGAATCCTCTGTTTAATACTCTCAATGATCCTGCTATTGTGAAGCAGTATGATAAGTTGTTTGCTCTCTTGTTCAACATAAAGAACAATACTCCTGTTGATAAGAAGATCAGAGTATTAGATAAGTTTAAGAATAACTTCCTAAGTCATCTGATTATAACAAGACCTTACATGGTTAATGGAGAACTTGTTACGAAAGACGGTAGCCCACTACCAATGAATACTCAGGTAGATAGGCTGTTCAAAGGATCAAACTCTATTGCTCATAGATTGGTAGCGAAGAAAAAACAATTTGCTAAGGAAGGTAGAGATTTCGTGTTGTTTGATCATCTTGAAGCCAATGTTTCAAGTGACGGAAGTACACACCATGTTATATCACGAGCTAAGAAGCTCGACAATATAGATAGTAACAGACTTACAGGAGAATGGACAGAACTATTTGAATCTGATCCAGCATTTGCTCACGATCTAATGATAGCAGCATTCCTTCAGTATGGTCTTACTAATACTCCATATTCATATACTGATCTTATTCCTGCTAAACAATACGGTGAGGTTATAAACTCAGTAGTAGAATACGAAGCGTCTAATACTCAGAAGGACAGCATGTATGAAGAGTTTTTCGAACAATTCTTCCTGAACAATGTTGATGATCATGCTATCGTTCCAAAAGAAACTTCACCTCTTGCTAAGATTTTCCCTTACTATAAGAAGTATGAAAAGAAAAAGCAGTACAAAGGTATTACAAAGAAGAAACTTTCTGAACTGAAAAGTAAGAATGTTAACATCTGGGAAAACAGACCACGTATTTATAGATCATCTGATGATGTCGAAATGAATACAGGTAGTGCAAGTAAGGATTATAGAAATGATAGACTTCTTCTGGAATATGGAGAAGGAAGAATGAATCCTGCTGCTGTAAGTAAGAAGACAATCGACAGCACAGAAGAGGATCGTGCTCATGCATTGTTCCAAGTTACTCCTGTAACAGAAGAAGCTCCTAGTGAATCTATTAATGAGTTAGTTAAAGGGTGGTTAGCTAAAATGGGTATCAAGTATGAGAATGTAGAAAACATTACTACTACCGAAGGTGAACCTATTGATGCTATCGCCAAAGCTGATCTGCTTCATAAGATAGTTCAGGTAGCTGAAGGTAAAGCTGATATAACAACTCTTCCGGAAGAGGCTGCTCACTTCTTAGTAGAATTACTTGGAGCAGATAATCCTATCTTCAGGGGAATGATGAACGTCATCACAGAGTATCCTATCTACGATGAAGTAGTTGCAGAATACGGAGAGCTTTATGGACATGACGAAACCAAATTGAAGAAAGAAGCTGTAGGTAAGATGATTGCCAGAGCAATTATCAACAAGGAAGAAGTTAAGAACATAAGTCGTTTCAAGAAATGGTTCGACTCTGCTTGGAGATGGATCAAAAAGCATGTACTTGGTGTTAAGTCTTCTGACATTGAAGATAGCCTTGCTCCTTTTGCTGAAGCTGCTAATATCATCCTTGGTCAAAGAACTGATGGACTTGAGCCTATAGAGTCTCTACAGCCTGACGTATTCTACCAAGTGAGTGAGGAAGAGAGAAATCAGCGTGACATCGTTGATGATAACCTACAAGAAAACA